CCTCAACCTCTATATATAATTATAACCGATCGCGATTATAAAGTCAACCGATTTTCAAAGAAGAATAAAAAGAATTTTCGAAAATATTTAGTGCTTTTGAAAAATCGATTGCGCGCAAATAATCGGGCTATCAACTAAGCCGCGCGGATTCGGAGGGATTGATCGATACTTGCTATAGCAACTATTAATATATTAACTAGTTCGGTCGAACTAATTGCTATAGCAACTATCAATCCTTACTAAACCGCGTACCCTTAGAAAGCATCGCGGTTTGCGTGGGATTCAACCGCCCCGCAGGACTATGGCTAGCTTTTCACACGTCGCTATGGTATGTCCATAAATTCCCAAAGGATCAAGCTGCCCTAATAGGCAGGTTTAAAAATATACACACAGGTTACAATTGAAGGGTACTGGAGACAATTCACTAGAGACAATAAATTTTGTTACCGGAGACACGAAATTCATGTCCAATGCACTAATTTTGGGAATATAATAATAGTATAGGACAAATACCCAATACAAAGCCTAAAGCAATCACAATTAAGCGAAAGGGAAAGAATATGGGGGGAAGAAATCATGGCAATGTCAACTGATGTAGCGGTAGTAGAGGATGAAAGTAGACTGCTCTTTAATAAGAAGTTAGGCACTTTTGTACAATACTTTCAAATAGCACTACCATTAAACAGAAACAACTTACCATTACAACTGATTGACCCTACAGTAATTGCGCAGAACCTAATGGCATGCGAAAATACTGATGATGTTCCAGATGATGCGGTATTGGATGCTACACGTCAAGTAGAGTATTCAGAGGGATTCCCTACGATAGATGGGGTACCGATCTGGGAAAGATTGGATGGAGAAACCATCCCGTACTACAATATATTTAAGGAATACCGAGAAATGCGCCATGTCAGCGCTACAGGATCAAGATCTATTATGCAACTAAGTAATTCTACAAGTATATCCGGTAGATTCTTGGGTTACATAGCTAAAGTATATCATTGGCAAGTACGTGTATTAGCCTATGATCAGTACAGACAAGGTGAAAAGATGCGAGCCAATGAACTTAAGATAGAAGCCCTAGAGAACAGACACATGAAAGTCGCTGATACATTAATGACTGATGCTATGACCTATCTAGAAAAACATCCTGATCAGTTAAGTCCTAAAGTAGCACTACAGATGCTACAACTCGGGATGAAGGCTGGCAGGTTAAGCTTAGGCCTGAATCCCGATAAGCCAGGTAGTGATCCAGGAAGTAACAATGGTGCAGGTGCAGGAAGTAAGGTCAATATCAATGTTAATCAAACGAACAATGGTAACAATGCCAGCGGTAGCAGTGACTATGAAGTCATTGATGCTACTGGACAAAATCAGCGTAACGCAGGCCCGCGTAAGGAAGTTGATGTTTCTTATCTTCAGTCTGTAGTACATATATTAGAGAAATCTGGGGCGTTCGATGCTGCTAAAGACTTCGATCCTAAGGATGTCGAGGAAGGCGTAATTGACACTGCTGCTGAAGCAGATGCTGACTTCGAAGCTAACTATGAGATCGTACGTTAATAGCAGTATCAACGTCACACACCGTAAACAATGGGACCAAGACCCTAGTGGTCATTAATTAGCCCCCTTCATATTTATATACGCGTAAGGTCACTCCATAGACATTTAAAACATGTCTATGGGGTGATTGGTCGCGGATACTACGCTACGCGTAACATTAACCACCACACTGGTACGCCTGAAAGGAAGTGAAGCAGATGGCTGTGGCAGCGCCGAGTTTAGGTCAGGTTGACCTTACCAAGTTGAATCGTAGTGAGTTAGCAAAACTAAGGGCAATCCTTACACCTAAGATTTCTCAGTACTGTCCGCATATGCCTATGCCTAAGCAGGCGGCATTTATGTTATTGGATAATAAGGAAGCTTTCTACGGAGGTGCCGCTGGAGGTGGTAAATCCGACGCTTTACTTATGGATGGTTTACAGAATGTGGATGTAAAGGGCTACGCCGGTATAATATTCCGTAAGAACTATTCCGATTTGGTGAAACCTGGAGCCTTGATTGATAGGGCTAAGGAATGGTTATTACAGTACGATGACGTGAAATGGGTAGAAAAGGAGCGTAGGTTCAATTTCAATGAACGTTACGGACCGCATTCCGATATCCGTTCAATCTTACAATTTGGTTATCTTGAGAATGATAACGACCGCTTTAATTATCAAGGTGGTGAGTATCAATACATCGGTTTCGATGAGCTTACGCACATAAGTGAAGTATGTTATAGATACATGTTTTCCCGCCTAAGACGTCTAAAAAGCGCAAAAGTACCTCTTAAAGTGCGCTCCGCGTCTAACCCACCTGATGATGATTCAGGAGTGTGGGTATATCATCGTTTCGTTGACCCGAAGACTAAGCGCCGCAATGCAATCTTCGTTCCTGCTGGCCTAGATGATAACCCTTACTTGGATGTTGAATCATATGAGGAGTCCCTTGAGGAATTAGATCCAGTTACTCGGGCACGTTTACGTGATGGGAACTGGGAAATAAGGCGTAAGGGTAACATGTTCAAGCGTGAATGGTTCGAGACGGTTGATGTTGTACCGAACTACCGCAGGCGTGTCCGTTATTGGGACTTAGCTGCTACCGAGAAAAAGAAGACTCGTGGCAGGAATAATGAACCAGATTACACAATTGGCTTCCTAATGAGTGAGGCCAGTGGTATATATTACATCGAAGATATTATCCGGTTCCGTGCAAAGCCTATGGCCGTTGAGGATACTATGCGACGTACTGCAGTATCTGATGGTCATAGAACCGCTATCAGACAAGAGCAGGAACCCGGAAGTAACAGCTTAATACTGATTGATACACTTGGCCGTACTACATTCAAAGGTTTCGATTATAAGGGTGTACCTACATCTTCAACGAGTAAGATTCTACGGGCTAATCCCGTAAGTTCGGCTGCTGAGCGTGGACATATCAAGATAGTGCGTGGCTGTCGAAATGTCGAGGTATTCTTTAATGAGATTGAAAGTTTCCCTGGAGGTATGCACGATGATATGGTTGATGGTTTCTCAGGCTCTTATAAAGCCCTGAGTAACATGCCTATGATGGTAGCACCTATGGGCGTCAGTGTAGCTAGTAATTCCTATTGGGGAGCTTTTAGTGGTATGGATCAAGAGTTCGGTGCCGCTGGGTATTGGCGGCAATCTGGTTAATAGGGGGGTGAATTAGTGTCGAGAATGAGCCTAGGTGAAGTTGGAAGTACTGGGTTAAATCGCTGGGGTGGGTATGTAGGTGAGGAATTTATAACTCAACTGCAATGGCCCTGGGCAGCGAAAGTCTATAAAGAGATGGCCGATAATGATCCTACTATAGGGGCCGTAATTTATATGTCTGAGCAATTAATACGTAAAGCCGGTTGGACTGTTGAAGCTGTCGGTGAAACTCGTGCTGACGAGGAGGCCAAAGATTTCTTGGAGTCATGCATGAATGACATGTCAATGAGCTGGTCTAACGTTATATCTGAGATTCTATCTATGTTTACATATGGATGGTCTTGGCATGAAACTCTTTATAAAATTAGACGTGGCCCAGAAGAATCAAATCCCAAGTATCGTAGTAAATATTCTGATGGTCGTATTGGCTGGCGTAAAATGCCTATACGTTCACAGCACACTTTACTCCAATGGGTATACGATGATGAAGAGGATAACCTGTTAGCAATGGAGCAATTAGCTCCGCCACTGTATAAGAGAGCTGTAATTCCTCTGAATAAGTCATTACTATTCCGTACAAAGATTAGTCGAGACAATCCTGAAGGGCGTTCATTATTACGTAATGCTTACAGGCCTTGGTATTTTAAGAAACGTATCGAGGAAATTGAAGGTATTGGTATTGAACGTGACTTAGCTGGTTTACCCTTATTGAAACCACCGGAGAATCTCGATATCTGGGATGCTGATAATCCTGACTCTGTTAGGTTATTAGCACAGTCCACGTCGTTAGTTAAGAGTGTCCGCCGCGATCAGCAAGAGGGTCTTGTTATTCCTTTTGGCTGGGAGTTTAAATTACTATCTACTGGCGGAATTAGGCAATTCAATACTAATGAGATTATCAATCGGTATGATCAGCGTATTGCTATTACCGTCTTGGCTGATATTGTTATGTTAGGTGCTGACAAAGTTGGGTCCTTCGCCTTAGCCGATGTTAAGAAGAGCTTATTAGCAGCTTCTTTGGAAGCTCAAATTCAGAACATTGCTGAGGTATTTAATAAATACGCGGTGCCCAGATTATTCAGATATAATTATTTCCCAGGGATTAAAGATTATCCTAGAATTGTACCTGGTGAGGTTGAGGTACCCGGATTAAAAGACCTTGGTGATTTTCTTAGAGCTACTGGAATGTCTATTACAGATGATTTGCCCTTAACTAATTATCTGAGACAGATAGCCAGTATGCCTCTGAAACGTGAGAAAGACTTCAAAGCGGAGCAGAGAAGGGCCAAAGCTGCAGCCGCTGAACAGGCGCGCCTCACCCAAGAAGCGCTTGATGCTAAATCCAAAGACAAAAAGATCGATCCTGGTAAGGAAGTAGACCCTGATAAGGAGGTGGTATGATGCTGACGCCCATATTGGGTGAAACCAAACAGCAGTTTATAAACCGCTATACCGCTGATACTGAGGTACAAAAGCTGTACACCATTGATAAGACGCGCGATTACGTGGCTAATAATGTGTGGCGGGCTTTTGTTACTAAGGCGCTCGATGAGAGTGTTTATCGAAAGGAGGTTGCTGCTAGTATTCTATTTGGGGATTCAGTAGATGTACCACTCGGTATAACAAAAGTTAATGAATCCGCACAACAAGTCTTTGGTTGGGCTAATGTTGCCATTGAAGTGGATGGTTTACATCCATTTGACTGGGATTTAGATCAAACTGACCCAACTGAATTAGAGAAAGCCGCATATACTTTCGTACTTAAATACCGGGAAACAGGTGAAATGCATCAAGGTGAAGCTAAGGGCCAACTTATCGAATCAGTTATGCTCACCAAAGAAAAGCAGGAAGCTTTAGGAATTCCGCCTGGTATTGTACCTGAAGGTTGGTGGGTAGGTTTCCACGTGCCTGATGAAGCTGTTTTCAAGAAGGTTCTTGACGGCACATACAAAATGTTTAGCGTGCAGGGCACCGCTAAACGCGTACCAGTGGGGGGTGAATAATAGTGCTTGCACTGAAGAAAACTTGGTTACGCGATATTGTATATGATCGCGTAGATTTGGTTGATGCTGGAGCCAATACGGCTGCGCATATAAAATTTTATAAAAGAAGGGAAGATGCTTACATGAACCTCGAAGAAATCCTGGCTAAAATGACGCCCGAGCATGCCGCTATCATAACAGCGGAAATTGCTAAAGCTAAAGCCGAGATACCCGCGGACACAGTAACTAAGTTAACAGATGCTGAAAAGGCTGCTGCTGATGCTTTAAAGGCTAAAGCTGACCTGGAAGGCGAAGTGGCAAAATTAAAGAAAGAGCCGCCCGCTGTTGACGAAGATGTTCTGAAGTCCCTAGATCCTGCCGTCAGAGCTATAGTTGAAAAAGCTCAGCTCCAAGCTACCGCTGCCGAACAGGCCGTGAAGAAGATGAAAGAAGACAATGACACTGCTGAGTCCATCACCAAAGCAGCACAATTACCTAACATTGTTGCTCCTGATGCTGAAGGTCTTGCGCCCGTTCTGAAGAGTTTAAAGACTGCCGATTCCGCCCTGTTTGAACAGGTTTTCGGTATCTTGAAAGCTGCTGATGCCCTTATTACCGACAGTAAAGCGTTGGAAGAAATCGGCAAAGGCAAAGATGGCAATAGTGTTGGCGAGGAAGCCGCTTGGGCAGCTATAGACAAAGCAGCTAGCGAAATAGTTGTGGCTCAGGGAATTACTAAGGCCGTCGCCATTACCCAGGTTATGAAGAATAAGCCCGAGCTGTATGATGCTTACATAAAAGCACAGACCGGCAAATAAGAATAATAATAACGTAGATAAGGAGGCTATATAAATGGCAGGAAGATGTTACGAACAACCCAGATTCGCGATCACCGGCGTCGCAGGTGCTGATTTATCAGCTAAACGTTACAGAGCAGTTTACATGGCTAATACCGGTAAAGTCCTGGTAGCCGGTGTAGGATCACCTATTATAGGTGTATTACAGACTCCCGAGATTGCTGGTGCCCCGGTAAATATCATGATTGAGGGGATTTCCTTTGTCGAGTATGGTGGCGTAGTTGCTGCTGGCGACAATTTGACTTCCGATGCAAATGGTAAGGCCATTGTTGCTTCGGCTGGCTCACCTGTTTTGGGTGTTGCTATGTGTTCCGGTGCAGACACTAATATCGGTGCTGTACTATTAACCAGCAAAGTTTCTGCTGGTGCTAATAACAAAACCGTTCTCAGTATTCCTATCGTGTTGAAGAACATTGCCGATGGCGATGTTGTCACCGATATCGTGCCGGGCTTTGCTGGAGTTATCTCCAAAGTACAATTCCTGGTTACCGATCCAGCCATTACGGCTGATAAGTTAGCCACTTTAGGTCTTGAAATCGGTGCCGTAGCAGTTACCGGTGGAGTACTTGCTCTGACCACTGCTAAATGTACACCCCTTGGTAAGGTTACCGCTGGAACTGCTATCACAGCGGCCAATGTATTCACAAACACTGATAAGATCAGTGTGGTAGCTTCCAGCACCACTGCCTTCGTTGAAGGTGAAGGCGTACTTTTGATTACCCTTGGGTAATACATTTATAATTAGAGAGGAGCGATAGTTTAATGCCTACAAGACAACAAATCCATATTGATCGAGCTTTAACCAATCTGTCAGTTGCTTATATGCAGGATGCCAGCAATTTTATTGCTGATAAGGTTTTCCCCATAGTACCGGTGCAGAAACAGTCGGATCTTTACTTCATCTACAGCA